CAGGACCAACACGATTGATGTCGACGTATGCTACTTGACCCGCAGTAAGAACTACAGATCCAGCATTGATTTGGTTTACCGAGTTTGCTAAACCTAAGATTTGAATGAATGCGTTAGCAGACCAAGTAAGAGTAGAGGTGCCTTGGTTCCAAGACCACGTTCCACCTTCAACTAACTTTAAGGTTTGGTTCTGACGAACTACTGCTTCTGGAATGAAAGGTGAAGATCCTGCGATGATGATCGAACCTTCCCACAAATAAACTGCAGTAGTGTCTAATCTCATTGCTACGATGAACGTATTTTCATCGATGATCATGTCTGCTGTGTTTGCAACTACAATACTTGGAGTGCTAGGTGTATTGCGATTGATCTGAACATAAGCAGTTTGGTTTTGAAGTAACGAAATACCAGGCGCAGTTGCAGGCAAAGTAATTGTAGCATTACCTGTTGAACCAGGAGTAACGATCGTTAGTGTTGATCCACTTGGATTAAATGTAATCTCTTGCGCAGCACCGTTTGTGGTATTGGTAATAGTTGTAAGTGTTGGACTAGGAATATAGCGAATAGTCTTGTCCTGAGCCTTATCAGCCATCATAGCTGTCAGTTTACTAACACGAGCAGTTAAACTGTCGGCAGGTAGACTGTTATAGTTTGCCATCCCATCAAGTGTGTTATAGCTTGGACTAATGCTGTAGAACGGATGCGTGTCAGAGGCTGATTGCATTCCAATGAATGAGCGAACGTTTGCAGATGCACCGTCACCAATGTCGATGATCTCGCCTTGGATGATCTTGTCTAGACCTTGCTCCAAGCGAACGTTGATTCTTGCGAGTGTTGCAGTACCTGCAGTCTCTTGCGCTTGAACACTTGGGAAAGCAAACTGTAAAGTAGTATCGTTGCGACGAGCAACTACGTAACTACCATTAAAATTAGTTGTACCAGCAACAATTGCTGTGTCACCAGACTGCATTCCATGTTCAGCAGATTCAAGTTGTAGACCATAACCGTTTGTGCGAGCTGCAGTGGTCATTAGACCATAGAATGCAGTAAATGCACCCGTTGTTGTGTTTGCTGTTTGAATGTAGAAAGTGTTTGCGTCTTCTACTTCGATTAAGTATGTTCCAGCTTGTGCAGCAGGAGCAGTTACTGTGATTAGATCGCCATCGCTCATACCGTGAGCAGTGGATACAACGCGAGCAGTAGAACCGTCCGCCTGATCAAGGGTTCCTGTCAAAGTAAACGATTGAATCTGAGCTATATTTTCGATTGTGTCAGAGCGAATTGCCAACCAGTGGAAGTTACCACCAGCAGCACTCAATGGGGCTTGGTTGCGATCAGATACGATCACGTCAGCAGCTTGATAAACACCTTTATCGTAGCGAGCCTTCTCAACACCTGTTGCTCCAAGATAGTTAGAACTCAATCTAACAGATCTTGCACCAGAAGCAGTAGTAACGGAACCACCAAGGTTAACGCTATCGTAAAACTCCTCTACGCGAAGGTAAACATAGTTTTGGTCGTTAACTTTCTTGATGTAGTCGCCTTTACTAAGATTCTCAAAATAACCAACCGCACCACCAACTGTGTTGATGTAAGGTTGGCCGTTTGTCCAAGCGACGGCGTTGTCGGAACTATTGATAGGAAGATTGCGTTGAAGATTTAAGTAAGCAACCTGTTCATCTGCAAGAGTAACATCACCAGCACGAACGATCGTAGTACGAAGGTCCTGTGTAACTTTGATGATTAAATCGTCTGTCCAGGTAAGCATACCAGGAGTAGCGGAGGAGTGTTGCCATTGACCTTTAGATTTAAAGGTTGTAGCAAGTGCGTCGATAAAACCAGTGATGATGTTAAAAGTCGAAAGATCTTCGTACCAATAAGTAGTACCGCTGATTTCTTTGAACTTGGTCATTACCAAGTCCATCCACTCTTTCAAAGTGTAGATATTCTTATCGCCACCTTGGAATGGGTTTGCACCACCCGCTGTCATAGTGATAGGTGGTTCAGTGCGTTGGTAACCTGAGTTTGGAAGCGAACGGAATTGATATGTAGCAAATGGATCTGGCGAAATACCACCAGTTCCTAAACGGAACATAAGATCACGACAGTCGGTGATCGCAGTAATTGTTACTGGACCAACTTCAACTTTAGCAATTGGAATCGTGTTTGCGGGAAAGGATCCCGTTGATACGTTGATCTCAACTTTTAAAACAGATTCAGTATTAACATCTTGAGTGAATTCACCACCGTCTCCACCGTCTTTATCTGGATCCCAGAAAGCGCGACTGTCGACAGAACTGTTGAATGTGCTAAATGTAGCATAGATAAAGTTTGTTGCATTCTTGCGAAGTTCTGGAACTAAAGGTTGCGCGTTAACGTTACCTTCTTCTAAACCGTAATAGAACGAACCAGTGCTAGAACCAGGATAGTAAACTGCAGAGTCAGCAACGCGAATCGAACATCCTTGAGTACCGATCGCATTCTGTGGATCGATGATGTCAAAGCCTTTTAAGATGAAAGGTTTAGTGTCGCCTACTAAGCTCTTGATGAGGTATTTAAAGTCACCAGCAACATAGGAATCTAGCGAGAGAAGATCTGGTAGATCAACCCGTTCGCTAGAACTAAATAAAACCCTTCCTAATACAGCCATAATTTATCCTTTAAATCCACTATCTTTAGTTTTGATTTTACTAGTTTTGTAAAACTTATTCACAGCTTGAATTATACCATAGAGAGAATAAGTCAATTAAACTCCGTCCTTTTGATAAACGTCGTAAACTCCATAAATTTGCTCAGGAAAGCGAATCAAGAAGTCAACAAAGATACCTGCGCTTTTTACAGACTTAATAAGGTCTTGTAAGATGAAGCGAGCTTCAGATGGGTTTGTAATGTATGGACCATACTCACCAGCTCGAGTGTCCATAACGTGTGGACCCTTTGTTCTTAACGCAACCGTATAAGAACCGATAGCGTGGCTCTTTTGGAAAACGTACGATGGGTCAAGTGCAATTGTATTGTCAGTTGGCTTATATAGATAGCGAACCGGACCTTCTTGAGTATTAAGGCCATAGTCAAAGATTAAGAAACCACTCTCTGCTGGGATGGTGTTAGGTCCAACATTGAGAAGTTTAACAATCTTACCGGCTTTGATTTCTGTTTGTAGTTCGCCGCGGTTCGAAGATAGAACAAAAGGGGCCGCCAAGTCCCAAACATAGGAACCAGTTATGCGACTTACATCATCGGGAACAGCTGTGGTTAAAATAACCTTAGATCCTGAATTAGCTATTCCTACCTTCTCAACTCGTGAATCGCCAGGTGTGACAGCGGTACCATTGCTACCTAACGCTTTGAATGTGAAAGTATTAGAAGTTACAGATAAAATTTCATATGTCCCGTTTAGGTCTTCTGAAAAAGTTAAAACAGAACCTAGATTTGTACTTATAGCTTGCTTAGACATTGTTACTGTTAATGCAGCAATATCAGTTACTTTACTACCGGTATCAACACCAGTACCGCGTACCAACATACCAGGAGAGATCATTGAGATACCTGACATGTTAGTTAAGATGTTACTTCCACTAGTCGTGTCGCCTGTTTTAGTTGTGACATCAATTCCGCTTGAGTTGCCGATTACAACATAGTCACCTACTTCATAGCTATGTGGTGCTGTAGTTGTTGCCGTAACAATGCTAGATGATCTGCTAAGACTAGATAATGAAAATTCATTTAAAGCAGACGCTTCTGGAAGATCAGGAGTAATTCCACTTAAGGTGTTGCCAAGAAATTTGACAGCTTGAGCATTAACTGTTGCAGTTGCTGGAACTGTAATGTTCACGATTGGCCCAACCACACTTACAACTCTAGCATAACCAGGAATACCTTCGGCAACAACACTTTGTCCTGGTAGAACACCGACAGTCGATGCTGTGTTTAAGATCTGAGTACTTCCGATAGCGATATCGCCAGTAGTAGCTAAAACTAGTCGACTAGTGTATGTGTACTTTTGATTGCGATACTGCAAACGAGTATTGTTTGTTGATGTGATAACGGTATTTTCTGTTGGTGTTAAGATTCTGCGTGTGTTCTGCTGAATCTCTTCTAAGAAGAAAGATCCACTTTCAGGAAAGGTGTTTGCATCCTGAACAGTTAATGTTGTGTCGTCGACACGGTTTGTCATGTTGCTGAATGCACCGTTTACATGCCAGGAACCTTTTAGGGAACGCTTCACGACGGGTGGAGATGTAGGCATTTCAACCGTGATCTTGCCAGGGGATGTCTCCCAAGTGATTGCTCTACGACTATTGGTATACGAAACATATTTCTGTGGTCTTACAAACTTAACGTCCGTGTCTGAAGTTTGCGTATAAACACCAACTGTACTGAATAGATTAGTAAAACTGATCTTATTTTCGGCAATGTTAACTTCTTTAATGACGAAAGAGCCTTGATTGTTTACAAGGTTACTGATGATAATGTCACCAACTTGCAGATTACTGATATTGGGAGACGTACCTGCTGTATGCTCGAACGTAGTTAGATCACCTACTTTAGTGACAGTCCACTGCGTGTTGCTTCCGTTGCCGGATGCATCGATGAAACCATTAAAACGAAAAGCAATGTTGGCACGACCACCAGTTATACGAATAGAACCTTTAGATCCAATAGTATTAGTAAAGATCTTGATGTAAGTGTTTTTTGTAATCGAATCATAGTAGGAAGTTGCATAACTATATTTAGTTTGACGGTTAATTGCAGCCACAACCTCATCAGCAGTTGCTAAAGCAATGTTAGTAAAGTCATTCAACGTAAACGTAATACGCTCCTGATAAACTTCATCCACCGCATACTCTAATTCCCAACCATCTTGAAGAGTGAATGGAGAAGAGTTTTGTGAGTTGATATAGGCAGTTGTTGACTCTTTAAAGAAGAAGATATCCAGTAATTGGTCAATAATCAATTTAACTTGCTTAGGTTTATAAGAGAGAACAGGAATATATTGTTTAAAAGAAGAGTCGTCCATACCTACAAAGCGGGGACGAGAGATCTTATTGTTTGCACCTAAACGATCTAAATATGGGCGTGAAGCGGTTTTGATGAAGAACTGTTTACGAACTTCAGCAACAAGGTCAGCAGTTTGTTGGTCAACTCCACCCATAGCTTCAATAATAGCTTTCCAATTGATATTGTGTTTGCTATTGAAGTGTTTGGGTAGTAAGTCGTGTAACTGGTCTACCTTGCCTCTGTTGTTAGCCATTATTGTTCTCCAGCATACTTAAAGACATAGCCTATTGATAATTTTATATATTATCATGAAATGCCAATATCGTTCGGCGTCACAGTCGCTTTCTCATTGTCAGCGATCGTAATTCTTTCTGTGCTTGGTACAGGATTAGTGAATGTTACAGCTGCAACACCCTTGATCTGCATTATACTAGCAATGATCTCAGACAAGATAACGTCGTTACCTACACCAAGACTACCAACATAGTTAATTACTACAGACTTAATGTTGTTAGAGATATCACCTAAGTTCACACCGTCGTTAGTAGTAACGTTTATGGAGATTGCGATATGTTTGTTGAGAGGTGGTAATGTTTCAATTAGACCACCAACCGCACGACGTCCTGGGAAGTTTTCTGCATCTGGTTCGTAACCGTCAACGATGCGTTGAACGCGACGTAATAAACCTGTGTAGTAGAGATATCCATCAACACCAGTTACAACGTCTGTACTATAACCAAGTTTACCCATATGAGTAATGCTAGTGTTATTGGCATTGCTGAACTTATAACTTCTGTTTGCAGGAGTTACGTAGATGGAGCGACGCTCTTGATTTAGATCGTCAAGAACGGCATGGTCGATCTGACGAATTGTGCTAAATTTGTTAGTTAAACTTTCGATGATGTAGAAACCATCAATGTTCACAGACATCAAACGGTTGTTTTCTGAAACAACGGCTGGATTTGTAACACGAACAAAAGGTCTGAAAGTGTTACTGTCAACGCCAACTTCAGTGATCGAGAACGAACCAATGTTTCCTACACTGAACCAGTTAGGATTAACGATGTTTTGAACAAATAGGGTGTCGCCAGCAACCACAGAATCACCTTCGTAACAGATAATGTCGCTAGCATTCAGCAGTGTTAAACCTTTATCGTAGTTCAATAGTTGGTTATATGCTTCACCTTCAGATGTGGCCGTAACACCAGGATAATTACCACCAAGTGTGATAGTTGTAGCGCTTGTAGGTGTGCCTGGACTAAATGCAGTTACTTGTTTATAGTAAGTTACTGGATCTTCTGGTTTCTTAACCCAGTCACCAAGAGCAAGATTCTTAAATGCTCCTGCGATACCAGATACAGTATTAACGTTTGCTGTCCAGTTTACAGAGATAGATTTACTGTTGAAATTTTTGATTGTGTCTAGTTGATCGGTGGCTTGACTGTTGACAATTACAACAGAATCGTTGTCCACTGCCACAACACGGAAACGACCGTTATTGTTTGAGCTGAAAGTATTTCCACCAATAACGACATAGTCATCAACTGCAACACCAGAATCAACGAAGCGAGGAGATTCGCCGTCATGGCGAGATAGACGAACTAAATTGTTAAAATTTAATTTTTCAACTCTGTAACGGGTTGGGGTTAAACCAGTCTTAATCAGAGAAGCGCCTGTAGCACCTTCAACAAACGCAGAACCAGCAAGACTGAATTCCAAAGCATTGTATGAAGTTACAGTTACTGTATACGTTCCATCAGGAACGTTGTCGCTATCTCTAAGATCAATAGAATCACCAGTACTTAAGAAGTGCGGACTAGATGTCAATACGCTTACTGTTGAACCAGAGCGACTCATAGTTGAAACACTTACACGAGCTGCGTGTTTTAATTGCCACTTGATAATTGGCGTTGGGCAGATTTGAACTGTAGATGACAAACCAATCGCAGTAGCAGACATTGCTTTACCGAATGGATTAACAACATCTACATAATCAGCAGCATCATTAACATGAATGATTGGGAAACCAGTTAAGATTCCGTCTCCGCCAGGACCGACTTTGTTTGCTTGATCCCAACCAGTTAAATTTCCAAATGCGAACAAAAGATCGCCTTCTCTAACTTGAGCCAATGTTCCTGAACCATCATGAGTCCAGCGCCACACAAAGCCAGATGGACGACCGTAAGATCCAGATACGTCAGTAATCGCAATAGTAGTTGACGATGTAAATGAGATGTTCTTTGGATTGTATCTATACTCTGCAACGTTTGGAGATGTATTAACAACGTTGATTGAATCTGTTGTTATTAAACGAGATAAACGTTTAACACCGGCGTCGTTCTCAATCTTGATCATGTCGCCAGAGTTGAAAGTATCTGGGAATGCAGGAACTTTTAAGAGAAGCTTCTCTCCGTTTGTGTCGGATGAGATTTCAGATTCATTAAGAATATAAGCTTGTGCTTTATTAGCGTTACCGCCAATTACTTCAACAGAACCTTCAGAACCTAACTTCTTAGAGTTAATCTGAACGTTCTTTCTATCTTGAGCAATACTGATATTGGCAACGATAGGAAGCTGCGACAAAGCTTTTTGTGTCAATTGGTGATAGATATTCTTAACACTAACTGGAATCAATTTAAAGAATTCACCTAGATCAGCAGTTTCTGCATTTACAGCAGTATCCATGCTATAGATAGAAGGTGCAACACCTTGAAGAATTGAAGTGTTCTTCATAGTGAAGTTAGGGTTTGTATTTGCAAATGTCTTAACAAAGCCAATACCGTCATACAGAGAAATAAAACCGCGAAGTGAAGCGGTGTCAGGATCGTGGCCGTATGCCAAAGCAGTACTATTTCCTGCATATGCATAATCATCTTCTACGGTAGCTTTCTTAATATCTGTTCCAGACACAACAGCAACTGTAACGATGCCGTCGGCATTTACCGTAGTTGCGATATCTGCA